TAGATTCGCCAAATACAACTTCTAGTACAAATTATCAAATTTATTTCAAAACATCTAATGGTGGTACTGTTAAATGTAGTCCAGCAAATGCAAGATGCACAATAACAGCTATGGAAATACAAGGATAAAATTATGATTATAGAAGCAATATTAAAAATAAATCCTAATGCAGAAGTTACTGTAATTGGAAATGATATTAATAAAATTCAATGGCACAACTGTTCACCAATACCTAAAGAACAAATAGAAGGAATACTTCCTATTGTAGAATTTGAAATGGCATTAGATGAATTAAGAGTGAAAAGAAATAAACTATTAGCAGATACAGATTTTCATGCTTTATCTGACCAAACCTTATCTCCAGAAATGTCTGCATATAGACAAGCATTGAGAGATATAACTGAAGGATTACTAACAGTAGATGAAGTGAAAGCTGTAGTATTTCCTACAAAACCATAATACTTGACATTATTGCATTGCAACATTATATAGCGATATATGTGGATATATACTATTGAAGAAATGGAGTGGTTAAATGTTTAATAATTGGATGAAGGACTTTGATCCTTTAAATTACGAAACTGTTAAAAAAAACATTCAAGATTTTAACGATAAAGTGTTTAAATTTTGGAGAGATTTTTATAACGATGTTTGTAAAAATATAAAATCAAACTAATTTTTTAATCCAATCACCTTTATCATTTAATACTAAAGGTAATAATCTAGGGATGCCGTCTATTATAATACCGCAACCTAGTATAAATCTTGTTTTGAAATTTTTTGCGTAATGAAAAGCTAGTGATTTTTGATTTATAAGGCATCCTACGTTCATACCAAAAAATAGATTGTCTGGATTAGCCCACCAAGATATTAAAAACTTAGTATGGTAATGGCCTTGCACAGCAGACATACCCATTGTTTGAGATACTTTTAATACATCAGCAGATCTACCGTGAGTAAAGAAACATCTTTGTCCATTAGACATTGTAATAGTTAAATCATCAATCCATTCCCATTTCTTAGTACCTAAAAACTCACCGTAATCTTTAAGAAATTCTTTAGACATTCCAAATTTTAATGCTCGTCTATAAACTAAGCTACTATGATTACTTTCTACCTCAATCATTTTAGGATAAATAGTTTCTAATTCTTTAACAAATTCACGTGCTACTTTTAATTCATGCCCAGCAGAATACAAATCTGGATCGTGAGTGTGCATATTAATAGCGTGAAAATCAAGAAGATCGCCAATGTTTACTACAAAATCTGGGTTATATTGTTTTTTAATTTCTTTTAAAAATTCAAAAGAATCTTTATGATGATACGGTATGTGTAGATCGCTAATAACTAATATTCTTTTGTGGGTCATAATGAGTAGCTGGAGAACCATCTATTGTTTCTTCTAGGTTCTTTAATTGTTCTTTTTGATCAATAAATTTTACTTTGCCATTCTCAATATGAACATCATTAAGAATTGGTGGTTCATTTGTATCGTAATTAATTATTATATTTTCTAACACAATCACATACAATTTATACAAGAATTTGCTATATATTGCAACTTCTCATAATACTTGCAAGTGAGTTAGCACGTGAAGGAGTTTGTTTTGCCCAACGACTATCAAGCATTTCTATTGATGCTTTATTGTAATCTTGTTCTTGTAATGCAGACCACATTTTTTTAAATTTAGATACACCACCAACACCAAGTTGGAACACCATCTCAATTAAAACACATTTAGCATTAAACAATAATTCTGCCACATTGTTGTCATTAATTAGTTTTTCAGTATGTGCCTTTGCTGTTTGAAAATCTGCCTCAAATTGTGCATTTAATTCTTCTTTTGAATATTCTTGATTAATTTTATATGGGTCTTCTGAAGTAACTAAATGACCATAACCAATTGTGGCTTTATTTAGACTATCTAAATAAATAGTATTTCTATATCCTTCGTGTTCTTTAATACGTTCTTTTAATTCATTATATTCCATTATGCTTTGTTTTTATTAGCAAAATTTTTAGCCGCTTCTTTGCTTCCAAAACCCCATTTTTTTAACGCTAAAGCTAATCTAGTAGGTTTACCATTCTTGTCTTTCATTGGCCCATCCATACCACCAAAACGAGCCGCAAATGATATACGTCTAGCATTAGTACCAGATGATAAGGGTGCTTTTAAATTAGATCCTTCTGTACGTTTAAAGTAATCTCTACCAGCTTGATTAAGACCACCACTTTCGTTTTGATATTTCTTAGCTACCATTGTTACATTCCAAATTTAGGAAACCCAGCTTTTGCTCTAGCATATTGTTTAGAATCAACCGTTGATTTAGATTTAGGATTTGATGTACCTTGTTTTTTGGCTCTATTCATATAATAATATAGGCCTTTACGTGCTTTTTTACCGTCTTTTGTATTATGATATTTACTTGTCATATTATTTCTTTTTAATTAAATCTGTAGCTTTTAAACCGTACACACTAGCAATTACTCCTACGAATATTGTTTGATACCAAAATGGAAGATCGCTAAAATATTGAAAAAATAACTTCATCTTTTCCATGTGTGCTGGATTATCTGACCATACTGCAAACCCTAACATTACTATTGGTACTGATAATAAAATTAATATGAATTCGTCTTTCCAATCAGATTTTTGATTTTCAAGAATAGTACCTTGATATTCAATTTCACCTTTAGCCATACGTATTGCAGTTTGTAATTTTGCATCCGAGATAGCTTTTTTCGTTCTTTGATTGTTAGCATATACTTCCGCTCCTGTTTTGAATGCCATGCCAAGTAAACTTAACCACATTTTTAACTCCAAAATTTAAAATATTTGCCAACTCCTAGGATTACACCTATTAATGCTCCTATAACAAATATGGCTCTAATTCCACCTTTACCCATAGCAACTTGTTCTTTTAATTCCTCAATATCTTTTGAGTTTTTTTCTAAGATAGAATATATATTATCTAATTTTATACACAATACTTCATTATTTGTTTTTGTTGTTCGTTTTTTTTTAACTGTTTTAGGCATTTTTTATTTCCTCACACCAAAATCTTATGACAGTTCTATTGTAATTCAAATCTTTTTCATCTAAAAAATTCATAATTTCATAAGATTTTTTATATCCATCTATGCCACATTCTTTATAAGAATTATATATTTGTTGATTACTAATAGGATTATCACATACATTTGATAATGTGTGACATATTTGCAACACTAATATAAATTTAACCATTTTTTCTTCTCAATTTAACTCTTTTATCACGATCTTTAAATAAAATTTTAATTCTTTTATGCCAACACCAAACATTAATCATACCAGCATATTTGCCTATTTTTTGATATATGTAATCTAATATTTTATTTATCATTTTTTCATCATCATTTCGTTCATATGATTATACACTCTACCAAACTGTTGATTAATAATAAACAATTCAGACTGTATTCCCGAAGTTTTTTCTTTTAAATCTACTACGCTTACAAGCACCCATGTACTTAATCCCATTAATATACTTGCTAAAACTCCAACAACCCATTTCATATCTATACTCATTTACCACCCCAATCGTGAGTATCATCATTCACAACACAATGATTAATATCTTGTTCAATTCTATCTGAAACTGTTTCTAATGGATTTTTTTCTGTTTTTAAGTGTGCTAAGATTTTTCCTTTGTTTATACCTTCTTTAATTTTATAACCAGAAGTTCCATTAGCATTGATTTCAACTTCTTTTCTTGTTTTAAAAAGAAGTTTATCGCTTTGTTCTTTCTTTTTTTCTTCGTAATTTTTAACTATTAAATCTTTTAATCTTTCCATAAGGCATAAAAATATAATTTAAACACCTATTTTATCAAATATAAAGGTTAATAGAAATAAATTATTTAGTCTTTTTTTTTCTTGATTTTAGATAATTATTTTCTTCTAAGACTTGTTCATATAGCTTACCTAGAACCACAACTTCTTTTTTAAGTTTTTCTAGGTAAACTATTTTATCCCACGCTTCTTCTTGAGCGTCTGTAATCCATGCTTGCAAAGGTTTAGTTGCTCTATCCATGGTACATTTATAAGCAGTTATTCCATCATCTGATCTTTTAGAAAATCTATGCAATAAATCCCTTACTAAAGGGTCTTTAGTTGCAATAAATGGTTTAACTATTTTTGTCATTAAAATGCCACATTCATATAATGATTACAAAATTGATTTACTCTACAATAGTGTTGGCATCTAACGTCTTCACCTTTTCTATGAACAATTGTACAGCCATTTCCTTCAACCATTTTTTGTTGTTCTAAAAATTGTAAAGCTAGTTCTTTTGTTTCAAAGACACGCCATGCAGTTTTTCTATTATCTTTATAAATTGCATAACTATCTTCTTTACGCCATCTTTCTTTAGCAGAACATACAGGTATTTGTTCAGATTGTTCAGCTTCTTGATGAAGTTTTATACGTGAACGAACATAATTATCTTGTTCTTCTTCTGTCCATCTACGTACTGGTATCATTACAACTTGTTTACGTGGATAGTTATCTGATTGCATAACTTTCATTTTAGACCAATCACGTAAAATTGCCATAATACTTAAAGATTTAACTTTGATTTGTTTTTTATATCTGACTAAATCTTTTTGATTTTTACGACAAAGAAAATCAAGAACATTTAATTGTTGTTCCCATTCATCTTTACCATTTGTTAAAGCATCAAGAGCAGACCAAGCTGAAGTGGTTTTAAAATCAATAAGATTACCTTCTTTAGTTAAATAATCAAATTGACCGCTTAAAGTCCAATTGTTAGTTATATCATTATCTTTATAGAATAATCTTCTTTCAGCTATATCAACTTTTTGTTTAGCACGTTCAATGATATGATGAACAGATTGTCCTAATAAAGAAAATATACGATCTGATACATCTTCTTTAATCAGATCATAATTACGCATTTCTAAAACCCTAATTCTAGGTGGTGCTATTAAACGAGTAGTAGATATATTAGAACCAGTACTGTCATATGGGTCATTTTTAACAGCACGTTCAATAGCTTTAGGTAAATTAGAAATATTTGTTATTTCCATTAAAATGGTACAGTATCGCCGACTTTTAGATCAGAACCATTATTTTCATCACCTAGATCTTGGTTCATATCTTCCAACTCTTTAGAGTTTAAGATCATTTTTCTAATCCCTTCCGACAACTGATTAAAGTTTTCTTTTTTGCCTTGTAAATACTCATCCATGCTAAACACAAGTGTTGAATTTATTTGTTCAGCAATTTTATCGTTTTTACCTAATGGCATAATGGATGATATCTTGGCTTTACCAGTATCACTCATCATAACATTCATTTTACAAGGTACACCAGCAAGTTTGGCAATATCAAAACTTTGTTTTTCTGTTTCAGAAAATGGCCTACCTCTCCAAGAGGCCAAGTCTTGGGCCAAAGCTGATTTTTCATGTAACGATAATGTATAAAATTTACTAATAGTTAAAGGTTGACCATTACCGTCTTTTTCTTCTGGCACTTCCCAAATTATAAGGACTTGTCTTTTATAAGATACATCGCCTTTATATTCTTTTCTTTGTGTGCCAAGTTCTATTATCTTGATACACCTTGCGTCATGCACACCTGCCGAAACAGTTGGATAACGACTTGTTTCATTACTTGTTTTTGCTATTATTGTTGTCATATTTTTTCCTTTTTTCACTAATTTATTATTGATTAACTCTTGTAAATTATGTATTAACTGAAGTCAAGTTTAATATTGACTTTTGTTAATAAAACAAATATAGAACAAAACATGGCTAGTGTTATAGATGAATTAGTTGAAGAATTAAGGGCAAAACAGAAAAGATTAGATAAAGAAATTATCAATCTTGACAGATCTTCTGTTATACCAGAACATTTTAAAAAAGCAGATGATATACTAAAATTAACCAATGAAGCAATTTCATGCGAAGATCAAGCTAATTATTTAGAACGATTAAACCATGATATTGTAAAAAAATATGAACAAGGATAATAAAATATTAGCAGAAAAAAGAAAAGTAGAAATTGTATCTAAATACGGTGGAAAAAATCTATCTAGAATGCTTGGTATTTCACATCCAGCTGTGTCAAAATGGAAAGTTATACCACCTTTTCGTGCTTTTCAGATTGCCAAATTAGGTGATTATAGTATAGAATATATTAGACCAGATTTAAGAATTGCGCCTCAACGCTAGGCGTAGCGCATCTTTAATTAGCGTAAAAATATAGCGTTTGCTGGGGCGGTTTCCCTTTCATTAATTATGTTTTCCGCCCCAGCCCCCCTTTTCATTTTAATAGCAAAGCTATAGCAATGTTAAAATTTGCTATCATTTTGTTAATGGCAAAAGTATCCCCTTCATCTTCATCTTCATCTTCAACTACATCTTCAACTGCAACCAAGATAGCCCCTTGACACCATTTTATTTCTGGAGTAAAAACTAAAATTAACTAAACTTAACAATAAAATGGAAGGGTATATGACTGACAGAATAGAAAACGATATGATGCGTATAACAGATCAATTAGAAAACAAATTAAAAAAAGCAATATTTGCAAAAATACCTAAAGAAATACAGGACGAAAAACAAGAAACATATTTAAGATTTTATTATGCCCATATGGTATTAATAATATATTCATTAGACAAGTTAAAATTTTGGACAAAGATGTCAACTAAACCAAAAAATGCATTGTCAATGCTTAAAAATGATATAAAAAAAAAATTAAAATTTATAACGAATGCGTAAGTCAACTACAGACGAACAAAGCCCTGCATTTCAGTTTTATGCCAATGATTGGATTTCAGATCCTAATCGTATGAAACTATCATTGGAAGAACAAGGCGCTTATGTTCTTTTGTATTGCCATTGCTGGCGTGGTTATAAAATACCTTTTGATTACGAAGTAATGTCAAGAATGTTAAATTGCAGAACAGAAAAAATTGAAAAGATTTATCCTAAAATAAAACATTTGTTTGAAGAAAAAAAAGACAAAGATAATATTACATATTTATATTGTATTCAAGCTGAAGAAGAACGTAAAGAACAAGCAAAAAATCGTAAAAAAAGATCTATTGCTGGTAAACTTGGTGCAAAAAAAAGATGGAGTGACGAAACTTTAAAAGAAGATGACTAAAATAATTATTTTTATCTTAGCTTGTAATACTTGTAATTTAGAAAGAATAACATTTAAAAAAGACAAAGAATTAGATTGTTCAGAACAGGGTGATTTAATAGTTAGATCAATATCTAAATATTATCCTCAAAAAGAAAATTTTGAACAAGGTTGGTACACAAAACAGGGGAAATTAGTAATAGGATTTAGATGTGAGTAGTTTTAATGAAAATAGTCATTATTCTATGTTTATGGATTATTTTGGTCAGACACATAGTTTTCAAACTTTTGACGATAAAACATTAAATAAAAGATTAATAAAACAATTACACGGAACTATAAAACAACACTTTAATGAATTAGCAGAATTAAATAACAAAGGCGCTGGTATTTATTTTACAGTTAATGAAACAGATCTAATGGGCAGAACAACCAAACATATTACAAAAGTAAGATCTGTATTTATAGATCTTGACGGAACACCATTGCCAGAAAAATTTAATGTTATTCCAAATTTGGTTGTAAATACTTCTCCTAAAAAATATCATTGTTATTGGTTGGTAAAAGATATGCCATTAGAAAGTTTTAGTTTGTATCAAGAGGCATTAGCTATAAAATTTAATTCTGACCCTAAAGTAAAAGATTTACCTAGAATTATGCGTGTCGCTGGTTTTTATCATCACAAAAGAGAACCATACCCAGTTAAAATTATTCAATGCACATCTCAAGAACCTTATACGATGAAAGAAATAAAAGATGGACTAGAATTAAAAAGACCAGAAAAGAAAATTATTCAATATGAAACATCAACTTATAAAGGAAAATATAGCGGAACATTAAAATATGGTTGCAAGGAAGGAGATAGGCATGAAAAATTAGTTAAAATTTTAATTGCAATTAGATTAAGAGGGGAAAGCTATGATTATGCAAAACAAGAAGCATTAGATTTTGCTAAATCTTGTATTCCTCCGTACAATAATCACGAAGCATTATTTCAATTAAACGATATATGGAAACGATATGAACCTACTACGAGATTATCAACGCAAAGCAATTGAAGATATACGTTCAGCTTTTTTAAAAGGCAGAAAAAAAATTTTATTAGTTGCTCCTACAGGTAGCGGTAAAACTGTTATTGCATCTTCAATGATTGAAAAAACAAAACAAAATCAAAATTTTAGTTTGTTTGTTGCACACAGACGAGAATTAGTTATGCAATGTAGCAGAAAATTAGCTGAATTTGAAATACCACACGGCGTTATTATGGCTAATAAAAGTGGAAATGTTTTTGCAGATGTTCAAGTAGTTTCTATTCAAACATTTGCGTCAAGAATACACAAAGATGATTTTATTAAACCACAAGCGCAATTAATTATTCTAGATGAAGCACACAGATCAACTTCTTCTTCTTTTAGAAAATTGATTGCAGAATACCCAGAAGCGTATGTTATAGGTTTAACTGCAACACCTTGTAGATCAGACGGTAAAGGTTTAGGTAATATTTATGAAGAATTAATTGAATGCGGAAACATACGAGATCTTACAAAACAAGGATTTTTAGTACCCACAAGAATTGTTGCTCCAAGTATCCCAGATTTACAAGATATTAGAATTATTGCTGGTGATTATGAAAAATCATCTTTAGATAAAAAAATGAATACTCCTAAATTAGTGGGCGATATAGTTTCACATTGGATTAAATTTGGTGAGAACAGGCCTACTGTTGTATTTGCTGTTTCTATTGCTCATTCAAAATACATTGCTAATATTTTTAAACAAAACGGTGTTCCAAGTGGACACATAGACGGTGAAATGCCAGAAATAGAACGTGAGCGTCAACTGCAAAAATTAAATAATGGTGAAATAAAAATTTTATCTAATTGTATGGTTCTTACCGAGGGTTGGGATCAGCCAAAAATTTCTTGTGTTATTATTGCAAGACCGACTAAATCTTATTCATTGTATTTACAAATGGTGGGCAGAAGTTTAAGGCCAGCATTAAATAAAAAAGATACTCTAATTATTGATCATTCTGGTTGTGTATATGAACATGGTTTTCCAGAAGATACACCAAATTGGCAATTAAAAACTACGACTTCAAAAGAAAAAAAGAAAAAAGAACCAAAACCAATTGATGAGCAACCTTTTACTTGTGTCAAATGTGACACGGTATATAAACCAACTAAAGAAGAACCAGAATGTCCTAATTGTTCTTTTATACCAACTAAAAAAGAACAAATTATTTTAATTCAACAAGGAAGATTAGTTGAATTACCTAAGATAAAACCAAATGCACAAGATAAAGAAAATTTTTATGCTCAATTAGTTTATTATGCAAAACAAAAAGGTTACAAAGAGGGTTGGGCCAGTTGGACTTTTAAAAGAAAGTACGGTCATTTTCCACACACTAAAAAAGTTTTTCCAGTAGCAACTGGTCACGATGTAATTAAATTTATTCAATATTGCAATATTCGTATGGCTAAATCTAAAAACATGAAGGAGTTGAATGTATGAATGACAATGTATTAGAAACAAAAATGCATGAATTGCGTAAACTTGGTAAAGATTATGCTGAAGCTAAAAAAAACGTAACTATTTTAGAACATGGTAGAAAAATTTTATTATCTAAATTAATGAAAGAAAAAATGATTAATTCCAATACAGGTAAATTAGATTCTGTAAATGCGCAAGAAAGAGAAGCACGAACAGACGAAAGATATCAAAAACACATTGAGGCGCTTGGTCATGCTGTACAACAAGAAGCTGAATTATATTGGGAAAAAACAATTGTTCAGTTGAATTTTGAAGCATGGAAAACAAAAATGATTTCTGATATGAAAGAACGTAAAAATTACAATGCCTAAAAAAAGAAAAGATATTCAGTTATACACTTATGATCGTTATGAGTGTTGGTGGGAAGATGCAACAAGCGGTTGCGAATGGGAAAATATAAAAGAAGCTGAAAAAAGCAAACAAGAAATTTGTTTTACCGAGGGTTATTTATTAAAAAAAAGTAGAGATAATCATATATTCGTAATGTCATTTTCAAAAGATGAAATTGGTGATAAAATGGTTATTCCAAGTAAAAATATCAAAAAGCTAAAAAAAATAGGAAAAAAGATTTTTTACGAAAAAGACTTTGAATATGAAAGCTACTAAAACCAAACAAGAACAAGAACACATGTCTATGGTTGCTGATCTTGGTTGTATCATATGTCGTAAAATGGGTTATCCTAATTCTCCAGCTGAATTACACCACATCAAAGATAAAAGAGGTATGTCTAAAAAAGCTAGTCATTTTGAAGTTATACCTTTATGTCCTAATCATCATAGAAATGGCAAAGAAGCATATCATTACAGTCCTAAATCATTTACAGAAAAATGGGGTGAACAAAAAAATTTGTTAAAAGAAACTTTAAACTATTTAGAACAAGCAAAACGTGATAAAATATAAATTATGGCTAAAAAAGTAGGAATTGTTTATGAACCTAAACGAAAACGCAAAAGAAAAGGCAGACATTCAAAAAAAGACAAAAGAAAGTATAGAGGCCAAGGTAAAAAATAATTTGTGGAAAACAAAGTATATTAATTTAAAATTAAAACATAAAAAATTAAGGGAAATGTATAATTTTATTAAACACCTCCCTTAATTTACTTGTATTAAAATATTAATGCGCCAAGAATAAAACCGAAAACAAATACACCTATATAATCTGATTTATTATAAAACCATTGTTTCCAATCATTTTTGGTTTTTCCAAATATAATCATATATCTACTCCTATTTCTGTTTTAAGATCAACAAACACATCTGTCAAATCATCAGCTATTGTATCTAATTCTCTATAGATGTCATCAGCGCCATTATCTTTTAATTTAATAATTTGATTTATATTAAGATTTAAAAAAATAAGGGCGTTTTTTATTTTGTTTTTTTTAAACATTTTGTCTTTATTTGAATCGTGCAATTCAAAATGTTCATTTGTTAGTTCTGTCATTTTTTTCCTCCTCTTTTTGTTCACAATACTCCGTTAAAAAATCATCAACTATAGATGCTGTGTTGTCATCTATATCTGTGATAGTTTCTGTGTACCAAGTTTTATTGGGTCTTTCCATTGTAGTAACAATAGCCCAACCCGTGCATTTATCCGCCATATTTACCTCCTTGAACCATTAAATGTAATCTATCAACATCTGATAAACCATTGTTATCTTTTAATTCAATATTGTAAAAATTTTCATCACAATACAAACACACATAAGGATAATCTATATCCTTATTTGTTTCGTTAAAAAGTAATTCACAACAATTTGGACAATGTTTGCTTGTCACATTATCTAATTTATAATCACTACCTTTATTGATTATGTTGTATCTTTTTAATATTAAATATGGTCTAGCCATTTTTTACCTCCTATAGTACTATGTATGCTTGTATTAGTTTATTTTGCTTAACTCCTCTTGATTGTGAATGTATTTCAATTCCGCATTCAGAAAGAGAATAATCATTATGTTTATCAAGTATATCATCTATTTTAGTTCTATAACATAAAGCAAGATTACCCTCTTTGTCGCCAAAAGGATTTGTGCAATAATTATTAGGCAAAATTTTTAATCTTTTTAAATAATTACAATTGCCATTATAAGTGCTTTTGTTTCCGCTAGTATATTTTAATATCCATTTAATTCTTCTCATAACTTTTGGATACCATTTTTCGTTTTTCCATTGTTCTATTTTATAGTGTTGAGCCATTGTTTTATTTTCCTTTCGTTTTTTGTTTAAGTATTTGATAAGCAATTTTAGGTTCAAGAAAAGCAAATTGATTTATTATTTTTTCACTTTCTTGACCTTTAGCCAAAATTTCAACAGTACCATATTTTCTGTCAATTCTGACTTTTCCTTTTTTTTCTAACTCTTTTAATTTTTCAATTGTTTTTGACATTTTTTTTATCCTTATTATCTGACGGTAATAAACTTATAAAAAATAAAACACCAATTGATGTGAAAAAAAATGAAAAGAATCTACTGCCGTTAAACGACAGTAGAATTCCAAATAATACAAAAATACAACCTAGAACGATTTTAATTGTATCTATCATTTTTTATCTTTTCATTTTGTTCGTTAATAAAATGGTCAGTTTCAATCATTAAAGGAATTACAAGACTAATTAGACCTCCAGCCGATATAAGACAGCCGAGCAAGCCATTACCATTGATTGCAACAAGTCCACCACAAACAATTAAACCTATGCAAAAAAGCATTTTTAATAATGTAAATACAATCATTTTAAAGACCCTCATATTTAAGTTTTTTATAATCACCAAATAAAGCGTCAGCAACTTGGCTAACGACATGAAAAGCCATATTCATACCGCAACCGCTAACACCAACGCTGTTGGTTTTTTCTTTAAATGGATATCCTAAAGCATAAGCAATGTTATAAGATAACCAACTTTTACGAATTTTGCCGTTTTCAACGTCAAATTTATAAAAGTCAATATGCCTATACATTCCACTAGAAGACACATTTTTCACAATGTAATAAATGGTATCACCTTCTTTAATCCAACTTTTTAGATTGTTTAGTGCCTCATCCTTAATTTTTGACTTCATTTTTTATTACCTCCCATGATTTTTGATTAATTAATTTATTAACATCCACCATTTTAGCATGGATATTAATTGGTTCTCTTACTGCTTTGCAAAGGCATTCGTACACGGTTTTACCCGTGTACAAAATTCCTTTAATTCTCATTTTAAT